CATCGACACATCAGCCTTAGACGCGGCGACAGCGGCCCTTAACGCCCTTGTGGCCTCTTTGACAGACGTTGAGAAAGCGGACGCGGCCCTCGATTCGGCCAACGGCAATTTGACGACCGTTCAACAAGCTCAGGCAACAGCGGTTCAGACCGCACAGGCAGCCGTTGACTCGGCGAACTCTCAAGTTAGCACGGCGAACCAATCGGCAACCCAAGCCTTCACAGCCGCAGTTTCGGCCTGTGCTGTGGCGGGATTTGCCGTAATGCCCGAACCAACACCAACGCCAACGCCCGACCCAGGACCGAGCCCCGATCCAGGGCCGACACCTGATCCTGCACAGTCCTAATAAGGAGGAGCATGAGGCTTGTTGCCCTTTTCATCATCCTGGGCATCGTCCCAATTTCACAGCAACACCAGCCCCGATCCAAACGACTGGTGATCGGTCTGGATGCGAGTCTCGAATCCCAATGGCTCAAGACGGAACTGGAACGGGACTGGACCAAGCCCTCGAACGCGGTGGATTTGGACGAACAATCCAAAGCTCAACTGCGGCGTTATCGCGACATGGCGGCGGACATCAAGACGTTGCAAATGACGTATACCGAGGATGTCCCGTTGGGCGTCAAACGTCCTGCCCTCAAGTTCGGGTCAAGCGGTTGGCAAACCATCGACAAGCGGGCCTTTCGTGAAAATGCTTTGCCGTTGGAATCGGTCTATTGGTACAAGCAGACGCACTATGAGGACGAACTCGAAGAGCGGCTGAAACAAGAATACGCCAAACGTGATTTGACGGCTCACCTAAGAAACGCCATTGCCCTTCGTAAGATTCGGCGGCAACTAGAGGACCGAACGCCTGGGGCTGTTGCGATCTATTTGTACAAGCGATTGATTGCGGTCCAGTTCTGGGACATCAGGGAAGGACGCTGGACAACTCTGTTACAGCAACCCCAGCGAATGGATTATGAAGCGGTCCAAGCAGCCCTCATTAAAAAGGTGGGCAAAGCCTATTACGAGGAGCATCGGTTTTGTGACATCAAGACTCACGAGGTCTGTCAGGATGTCTGTGCAGCCTATGGCGATTTCTATGTGATTGAATTAGGTGGATTGACAACCCATCAGGTTCCTTTGCCTTTAACGGGCATCGATTGCACGACCCCGCCCGAACTGCCCCCCTTTGTGTTTGCGATCTCTGATCCGCCGTTCTTGCGGCCTGGGGAAAAGTTCGACGGCAGAAAACGACCTTGGGAAGAAGCCCCTCCCCCGCCTGAAGGGGGGAAATAATGAACATGATCTTATTGGGCCTGTTGGCCCTGGGCTGCATCGGCAGTTTGGTTCTGGTCTATCGAAGAATGGCCGAACTGAAGACCGAGGGCGTCATCACCAGAGCCATTGCAATGGAACTGGCAAGCCAGATTCGCCAAGAACGCGGCCCCCTCATGCAACCCGAAGTGTGGCTCAACGGCGAACTCTATCGAGCGGCCATCATGCTGGTGCATTCCAGGCATCCCGATGGTTCGCCCAGGCTGATTAGCTACGTGAAAGAGGAAACGCCCATTGAGCTTCAAGGGGAGGAAGAGTTCGCGGTTGTTTATTGCCCGATCCGTGATTTTGGGCCAATAACGCGATTGGGGGTAAACGGATGATGACCCGATGTTTTATCAGCAGCCCGCCCATCATCGGGACGGATGAGGAAACGGCCCTACAAGCCAGCAGCCTTCTTTACCAATTGTTGGATTGTGGGATCGCCCCGTTCTTTCAACATTTGATTGTGAAAGATCAGGACTGGTCCCAGGCGAAATTTGCTTGGCTGTTGGCCTCCGACTGTGTGTTGCGACTGCCTGGGAAATGTAAGTTGTCTGATGAGGAATGTTTATTCGCAGTTAATAATGACATCCCCATCTATAAGTCAGTCAGAGCCATCATAAGAGAAGAACGAACACGATTTGGTCTCAATGAAGACGAATGAAAACACTATAATAATTCCCTGATGGCAAAGCAGAAAAGAATCTATCGCAAAACCTATCGCAAACCTTACATGCCGACCCCCGAACAAATCAGGCAGTCTTGCCTGGAAATCCAGGCGGGCTGGACGGCGGAGGAAGAAAGAGAACGACGCGGCTGCCTGACGCCCTATCAATGCGGCAAACATCGGACCCCTAAAGTCACAATCCGTTCAGGGGCATCAGCGGGAGGTCAATAATGACCTCTCAAGGTCCAAACTATCCAGGAACCGTTACCGAATTAGCCGACGGATCACGTACCTGGACCAATCCCAATAACATCAAAGTTTCGGACGGCACTTTTGCGACCGTCCAAGACGACTCAAATTCCGACACTCTCGAAGCCACAAACTTTGGCTTCTCGATTCCCAGCACGGCGACCATTACGGGTATCACTGTCGAAATCAATCGCAAGGCAGGCGAATCGGGCAGTTTTACGTCGAATGATAGTTTCGTTAATCTTATCAAGGGTGGGTCGATCAGCGGCAGTAGTCTGGGATCGGGGACTGCTTGGAGCACAAGTGCGACAACGGCAACCTATGGCAGTTCGTCCAACCTATGGGGTTTATCTCTTACTTACGCCGACGTGAATGCGTCCAATTTTGGGGTGGCGTTTGCGGTTAATGGTGCGGGACGCGGCGGTAGTCACGTTGATAGCGTTGACTTTGTGCGGATCACGGTCGCCTATTCGTTGCCATCGGCGGCAGACTCAGCTTATGAGGCTCCTGTCTCTGGCACGATGACCCTAACGCCAAGCAGTATCAACCTGTATGGTAACAATGCCAAATATGGCGGTTGGCGTTTTGAGAATATCCAAATGCCCAATGGGGCGTCGGTTGTTTCCTGCTCCATCACTCTGCACGTCACGACGAACTCAACCGATGGCAGCACCGAGTTTAATATCTACTTTGATTCAGCGGCGAACGCGGCGGCATTTTCCTCAACAGCCTCAGACATCAGCAACCGAACGCTGAGCGGTCCCGTTGTGTGGAGCGGTCTCAACACAGGCACAGGATTGAGGACAACGCCTGACCTCTCCTCCATTGTCCCGAACGGTGGAAGCTGGGCCAAAGGAAATGCGATGTCCGTCATTTTTTCGCAGACGGCCCCAGCCTTTGACTACATCGTCGATAACGCGACAACGGTTCCTGTGCTTAACCTGAAATGGACGGTCACAAGGGACTCGCAAACCCCGACCGACTGGTCAGGCAATATCGCAGCCGATGCAGTTGATCCTTTGGAATGGCCCCAAGGGGTCGTCAAAGATGTGGTCACGCCGTCCGAATGGACCTCGACCCTTAACAAAGACAGCATCGAACCGACCGACTGGGAAGCCAGCCTAAACGCCGATTCCGTCGAACCCCTGGATTGGTTCGCCAACATCACTTCGTCAGATTCGGTCTTGCCTCTGGAATGGCCCCAGGGCGTTGCTGGTGACTCTGTGTTGCCAACCGAATGGCCCCAGGGCGTGGCAGCCGATTCGCTCATAACGACCGAATGGCGGGGCAACCTCAACGCGGATCAAATCCTAACAACCGATTGGCTGTTGGACCTGTTGACGGATGCCGAGATTCCCCTGGATTGGATCAACCCGACGTTGGCAGGTGATAGCCTCTTTGCCATCGCATGGCCTTCGTCCCTGAACTCAGACCAAATCATCGACCTCGCTTGGCAGGATACGCGGGTTCCGATCTTTGTTGACTGCGGCTTTCCTCTGAGTCTGCTCCAAGGTGCTCAGACGGATAACGACGTTCCCATTGAATGGCTGGGCGTCGTCATCATTGACACCATCGACACGATGGCGATTGCCTGGACCCAAGGCGTCCTAAGAGACATGGCCGATGCAACCGACTGGTTGGCGTCGGTTCGCCGAGACTCTGTATTCCCGACCCTCTGGGGCGGTCCTTTGTACGTGGATTCGGTCATTCCGTTAGCTTGGCCCAACCCCATCGTCATGAGGGACGCCAGTATTCCCATTGCCTGGGCAGGCAGCCTCAGACGGGATCAGGTGATTCCAACCGATTGGAAAAACGACCTGATGACCTCTAAGACGATCCCAACCGAATGGTTGGCCTCGATCAACAAAGATTCCAGCATTCCCGCCGACTGGATCAGTCCCGTATTGCGTGATTGCATCCTGACAACCGCATGGACCCAGGGCGTTCGCCAAGATTCCGTCTTGGTCACAGAATGGACCCAGGGCGTCCGTAATAACTCTGTAACAACAACCGATTGGCTAACGACCATTCATGTCGATAAAAGCCTTCCCGTTGAATGGGTGGGGTCTGCGGCGGCAACCTTAGATGCGGACATCCCCATTGAATGGCGGCTGAATCTTATTAAGGACTCAAATGAGGTCATAGAATGGCCCCAGGGCGTTCGCACAGACAACGTTGTAACAATGGATTGGCCCCAGGGCGTTCGCAGAGATCAGGTCTTGCCGACCGAATGGCCTGGGATACTCAACAGGGATTCTGTTATTCCTATTGAATATCTCAAGACGGTGCAGCTTGATTGTATAACTCCCATAGACTTTCAAGCCAAAATCGTGTCTAATGTCACTATTCCCACAGAATGGGTCGGGGCCATAACTTATAGTCCGATCATCCCTGTGGAATGGCGAGCCAACATCCTTGTTGATGAGGCGATGCCCGTTGAATGGTTCGGTGATGTCGTGAGCTATAACGCTACGATCCCGACCGACTGGACATTAACCGTCAGACATGACGGGATCATCCCCACAGAATGGTTGGTTCAACAGCCCGCTTACATCGATGGCGGCGTATTTGTGTTAGGGAAACGCGGAACTGTTTGGGAATGTCCCAACAGAGGCGTGATGTTGGTAGTGGAAAAACGCGGAACCGTTTGGGTTTTGGAATAAGGAACACAAGGGGCTGCCCACAAGGCAGCCATGAGGCACAAGAAGGAGTAGCTACCTTCTGAGATGCCATGAACATCGAGCCTTTCATGGGGGCTGCGTGATGCAGCCCCTTTTTATTTGCACGAAAGGCTTAGATGTCAGTAGCAACAACGGATTTGATTTGGTACGGCTCGGCGAACATGGATGAAGCTGATGGCTCAACGCAAGGCGGGGCCATCGATGCAACGGTAAGAGTAATTCCCGATTCATCCTCCCTCTTTAACGCCCTCTCAAACGGCAAGGTTGACATTGTTTCTAGTAACTCTGGGGACAACAGCCAAACCGTAACTATCTATGGGCGGAACGCCTCTGGATCGATTGTCAGCGAAGCTCTTTCCTTGAACGGAACAACGACCGTCAACGGAACGCTGACTTATGACCGTCTCGAAAAGATCGTCATTTCAGCAAGCCACACAGGAACAGTCACGGTCACGGCTCACACAGGCGGCACAACGATTGTCGCCATCGAGTCAGGCGTCACGACGATTCGCCGACCCTTCTACAACATTTCGGCGGACGTTGGGGCTGGTTCAAGCAGAACCTATTACGAGAAGTTCTTTCTCAAGAACACAAACGGCACAAATGCCCTTCTTGGTGCTCAAATCATCCTCCAGGCTGACCCATCCTCTGTGATGTCGTTTGCCCTGGATTCTGCGGTCAATGGAACAACGACCTCGACGAACCGTCAAACGGCCCCAGCATCGGGAACAGGATCATTCAGCACATCGGCCAAGAACGTTCCAGGAACCGACCTCGCGGCGGGTGACAAGGTTGGCGTTTGGTGGAGCTTGACCCTCGCGGCGGGAACGGCGGCGACTAAGACCACATTTACGGCAAGGGTTAGCGGGAGCACGACCTAATGAGTCAGAGCGTTGTGGCTCGACTGGCAAAGGTCAAACATCCCGACGAAACGATCAGTTTTGGGATGTCGTTCGCCAAGGTTCTGGAATCAGGCGAACTCATTTCGGCGGTCACATCGGTTGTCGATCCCAGCGATACCCTGACCATCACCAATAAAGCGGTGACATCAGGAACGATCCTGGACGATGACGGCAACCAAATCCCAACCGCCGAGGCAATCACGTTTACGGTTGCAGGCGGGGACAGGGACGTTGATTACCGATTGGTTGCGACTGTGACCACAACATTCAACAGCGACCCAGGCAACACAAGAGTAGGAATCGGCGTCCTGCAAGTGCGGGACGGAATGCCGAGCTAATAAGGAGACCATTGCCCACAGCGTCTAAGTCATTCTTTCCAACGGATCGTCCGACCTCACATCAGCGGGGTTATGGTAAGGACTGGACTAAGCTACGGGCGGCGTTCCTGAAACAGAACCCCTATTGCAAATGGTGTCTGCGATGGAACAAGAAGGTTTATGCCAACACAGTTGACCACAAGGTTCCATTCAGCGGCCCCGATGATCCAATGCGAATGTCATGGTCCAACCTGCAATCAATGTGCAGGTCATGCCATGCACGCAAGACGCATGAGGACAGGGCAGCACGAATGACAAGGCGATATGAGAAGTGACGCTCATATACGAGACCGCTAATAGCGGTCGCCAATAGCGGCGTTATATGGCGGCATTATATGGGGGGGACGTAAATTCTCTTCAGGTTTGTAATGTTGGGAAATCGCGGCTCTCGAACGTATTTTTTGGCAAAATTATCGGGGTCGGAAGTGGCCTCTTTGTAAGGAGTTAGATGACTTATCAACTGGTTATTGGAATCGTCCTTGTGCTTATCGTATTGGTCTCCGCGATTCTTGGCCTCGGTGGAATCTGGGGTTGGTTCAGCGGCGATTATTCATGGCAGGTGTTTCTAACGTTCCTTGTGTGCGGCGGGGCAGTCATCGGCGTTAGCTATGTGGCTCATATCTTTTTGGGGGTCGGATGACCGATTGGGAATCGATCATTGATGAAATGTTGGAATCAGCCGAAATGGCGGAATGGCTCAGTCAACCCTTCGACATCGAGCTAACCCTCACGGATGAGGCTTTGCAAATGGTCGATGACGACGAACCCCATGATTGGATTAAAGAAGGCTTCTAATGGGGGCAGGCAGACCCAGAAAACCCGATTATCTCAAAGTGATGCACGGAACCTATCGGCATGATCGGGACGGTATGCCCTGCCCGCCTGTGGAAATGTCGGGGACACCTGAAAAGCCCCAGGACATGAGCCAAGCGGCCTCGGAGTTTTGGGACCAATATATTCCCGCCTTAGTCGCCAAAGGCGTTGTCAGCAACGTTGACGGGCCTGAGTTGTCGTTGATGTGCCGATATTGGGCTGAATCAATCAAAGCTCATGTCCTGTGCGATGCGACCCCCGCAGACAACGAGCATTATTATCGTAATTTGCAACTCTGCATTATGGCGGACAACAAGTTTACGGGACTAGCAGATAAGTTTGGCCTGAATCCTCTGGATCGATCACGGCTCAGAGTCAAAACGCCAGAGGAAACCAAATCGACCAAAATCAAACCCAGGGAACGGACGGCCTAAATGGAACTCAAATCGATTGACCTCGGCCTCACTGTTCTGATAGGGGCAACGAATTTCGCGGCAACGTTGGAGTCCAATCCCGAAAACCCTTTGGAATTAGTGTGGATCATCACATACGAGATTAAGGATTGCGGCGGTCGCAGTTCACACGATTGGGTCAAGGAGGGCTTCTGACACGGGTTGATAAGCTCACAAAACGCTGGATTCGCAACGCCTCGGATGAGTTCGCAGCATCACAACAAGGCGGCTCATGCTGGTTTGATGAGGATCGAGCCCAACATGCGGTTGAATGGATTCAATCGTTCTGTTGCTTGTATGAGGGCGTCCCGCCTGGAACCCCGATGGTTCTGGGGGACTGGCAACTCGATTGCACCTATCGCCTGTTTGGATGGGTTCGCCATTCCAACGACTGGAACCGAACCGTCCGCCGATTCCGCAAGGCAGGAATCTGGCTTCCCAAGAAAGGGGGCAAAAGCCCGACCTTAGCGGCCTGGGGCTTATACCTCCTGATCGGCGACGGCGAGCCTGGGCAGAAAGTTTTCTCTGCGGCCCGCGACGGCAAACAGGCGATGACGGCCCATCGCCACGGAATGGAAATGGTTCGCATGTCCCCCGAACTCAACGGGGACATTGGCGGACGCTGCACGGTCAACAAACAAACGGGGCAGATTACCGACCGACCCAGCAAATCGATTTGGCTGGTTCTGGCGGGCGACAATTTCAAGTCAACCGAAGGCATCAACGGCTCGGTCCTGATCGACGAGACCCATGTTGTGGATCGTCGATTGGCAGAGGTCGTCAGATTCGCAGGAGCTTCCCGACAAGAACCCTTACACATCGAGGTCAGCACGGCGGGCAATGACCCAGACGGTTACGGTCGGGAACAGTATCAATTCGGCAAAGGGGTTGAATCGGGAACCAATCAGGTTTCCTCCTTCTTTTTCCAGACCTACGAAGCCCCACAGGACACATCGCCCGAACAACTCACAAGCCCCAAGATCGTCTTAAACCTGGGCCAGAAAGCAAACCCCGCCTGGGGACGGCTGACCAAGCCTGAAGAGTTCGTCAACGCCTGGACAGAATCCAAGTCATCCAGGGCGACCCTTCTTAACTTTCTCATGTACAGGCTGAATGTCTGGCAACAGTCAACCAATCCTTGGTTGAGCCTGGACAACTGGAAAGGCTGTGAAGAGCGGTTCACGGCAGACAGCCTCAAAGGTCAGACCTGTTATTCGGCCTTAGACTTGGCGGCAACAAGAGACCTCAACGCCCTGTGTCTGTGTTTCCCGCAACCAGAGGAGACCTACAAACTTCTTTGGTGGTTCTGGTTGCCAGAGGAAACGGCGAACGCCCTCAATCATCGGGTTCCGTTTGCGGCCTATCGGCAAGACCCCCGTTGCAATCTGACGCTAACGCCTGGCTCGGCGGTCCATCATGAGGCGGTCATGAAAACGTTTCAGCAGTTGTCCAAGGACTACAACATCAAACAGTTGGTCTATGACGAGAAATTGGCCGAACTGCCAACGCGGGCCATTAGTGAGGGGATGCGGGTCGATGGAATCACATTGTTTGAGGGAACAGGCGTTCCCAGGGAACATTTCCCCCAGGCAATCACAGCCTTCGCCGAACCAACCAAATCGTTCGAGCGGCTCATTCTACAAAACAAAATCAAGCACAACGGAGACCCTCTGATGTCGTGGCAAATCGGCCATGTTGCCATCAGGCAGGATCAGAACGGCAACGTCAAACCCGTCAAACCTGGAGGCAAAGACGACGTTAGAAAAATCGATGGGGTCATCGTCGGCATCATGGCGTTAGCGGCAGCCATGAAAGCTCGCGGCACAGAGCAAGTGAGCTATTACGAGACGCGAAGTCTGGAGTTTATTTGAGAGTCTTGGATCAATTCGGAAACCCGTTTCCTGAAATGCAAGGAGCAACCCTTAAACAACCTGACCAATGGTTGATTGATTGGTTCCGCGATGGCGGGGCGACCACATCGGGCGTTTCGGTGAATGAGAACTCGGCCCTTCATGTTTCGACGTTCTTTGATTGCGTGCGAGCGATCAGCAATGACATCGGCAAAATGCCCCTGTTCCTGTATCGGCGTCGGCGACCCAAGGGCAAGGAGTTCGCCGATGACCTCCCATTATTCGACCTGTTACATGCGTTCCCCAACGCCGAAATGTCCTCTTTTACATTTCGGCAGACCCTGACCAAAGACATGCTATTGAACGGCAACGGTTATGCGGAAATTATCCGCAATGCGGCGGGCTGGCCTATGGAAATGTGGCCCCTGGATCGGAACTGTGTCACGGTCCTTCGTGATAACAACACGCAACAGTTGTTCTATCGCTATCGTCCGCCTGGGAGCTACGAGTCTTATGACCTGCCCGAAACGAATGTGTTTCATATTCGGAACATCGGGGACGGCCTGATTGGCTGGTCTATCGTGCGGTTGGCTCGTGAATCCATTGGAATCTGTCTGGCCCAGGACAAATACAACGGGGCGGCGATGGGCAACAACTCAACGCCTGCGGGCCTGTTGACGTTCGAGGGAGACCTCACAGACCAAGCCTTGAAACGGCTGCGGGAAGAGTACAACTCCCGTCATCAGGGGCCAGAGAATCATGGACGTGTGTTGGTGAGCAGCAGCGGACAGGGAAAAATCTCGTTCACGCCCTTTGAGTTTTCCCCCCAGGACGCGGAGTTCATTCTCAGGGTCCAACATTCGGTTGAGGAAATCTGCCGATGGTTCCGAATGCCCCCGCATAAGGCGGGACACCTGTTGCGATCCACCAACAACAACATCGAACAGCAAAACTTAGAGTATTGGCAGGACTGCCTACGGGATCATATCACGGTCTGGGAACAAGAGATTTTGAGAAAACTTGTTCCTGCCAAACTGCGGTCAACGGTCTTTGCACAATTCGACCTGACCGACCTGTTGCGGGCCGATACGGTCACAAGAACGGCTCATATCAACACATTGGCCCAGGTCGGGGCCATCATGCCGAACGAAATTCGGGATTTAGAAGGCTACAACCCCTACGAAGGGGGGGACGTTGCGTTCATCAACTCAACGATGATTCCCGTTCCCATTGCGATCAAAGGGCCACAAGACAAGCAGCCCCCAGCGGACCCCAAAGCCCCCGATAACGAAGACAATGAGGCGGAAAACGACGAAAAACCGCCACAAAAGGGGCAAAAACAGCCCGAAAAGGACGCCTCGGCGACCGTCAACAAGCGGTTGGAAGCCATTGTTGCGGCTCACGAGCCCCTGTTGGTTGAGACCGTCAGACGGCTACTCAAGACCGAACAGGACAAGGTAACGCGGGCTGCCAAGAGGTCGAATTTCGCCAATTGGGCGTCCGGATTTTACGCCACACAGCCCCGATTCATTTCTGAGACCCTGAATAACCCCATTCTGGCCCTCTGTGCGTCCCTCTGGGCAATCCTGGGCCTCGATGCGACCGACAGCGACCAAGCGGTCATTGCGGACGAACTGGAAGCCATCGGCCATCGCATGGTCAAACGATCCAAGGACGAAATGAGAGAACCGACAGCGGTCAAAGGTTGGTCCAACGGTCGGGCCGATGAGGAAACACAACAGGTCTTGGCGGACATTATGAGGATCATCAACCCTTTCAAGGAGACGCATGAAGCTTAAATCAATCATCAATGCCAAAACGGACTCGGCGGAACTGTATATCTATGACGACATCGGGGCCAACCCCTGGGGCGTCGGGATTATGCCCGAAGATGTGGCTGCGGCCCTCAAGGACTTGAAGGACGTTCGCTCGATCACGGTTCGGGTCAATTCACCTGGGGGCGATGTCTATGACGGCATGGCGATTTACAGCCTGTTCAACGGGGCCAAACAACGCATCATCATGCAAATTGATGGCTTGGCGGCGTCGGCGGCGGCAACGATTGTGATGTCAGGCGAAGAAATCGTGATTGCGGACGGGGCCGAACTCATGATCCATAACGCCTGGATGATGGCGGTTGGCGATGCAACGGAAATGCGGCGTCAAGCGGATCGGCTCGAACAAACGACGAACCAAATGGCGAAAATCTATTCGTCCAGGTCGGGCCAGCCCATCGGAACGGTTCTGTCCATGATGGATAACGAAACCTGGATGACGGCAAGTGTGGCCTATGACCTGGGGTTCGCCGAGAAGGTCATCCCATTGAAAAGGGTCGCGGCGTCGGTCAGAGGCTATCAGTACAAGCATACGCCCGACCAATACAAAACCAACACAATCATCGTCCCTGACAAATCCAATCTCGAACTGACCCGCGAACGGATCGCGGCCATGCGAGGGGATTGGCTCAAGAGGCAATTACAACGAAAGGCGGAAACAAAATGATGAGTGATGCAGGTAACTTGCTCATGGCTGAAATCCACAAGACACGCTCTCATATCAGTGTTGTGGAAAACAACCTGACAAGGGCAGAGGACGAAGTGAACAAATGGCGGAATGAACTCACTTCTTTGCAAACACGAATCATACAATTTGAGCAAGACCTCGAACGATTAGGCGTCAGTTACAACGACCGTCTAATTTACGAGGCGGAAAGGAAGACAGGATGTCGTTAAGAGATTTGGAAAATGCCTTGCTCCATCGGGCCGAGTTCGGCCCTATCGGCGAGGTCTTGAAATTGGTTCAGAACGAATTGGAATCCTTGCACGCGAACTTCGCGGCCTTGGAAGAGCGGTTGGATAAGTTGGCCCCTTGTGAGGCTCAGAAGATCGGCAACGTCACAATGTCTCGGTTAGCAGAGACAGCAGCCGTGACCAACACAGCCGTTCTGCCGAATCATGAGGACGCGGTTGATTCCTTAGAACACATCCCACATATCAACCTCCATGACTAACATCTATTGTTGATTTCGGGAACGGCCTATACATTAGACATCTGGACAATCTATATCGGTCCCGCCTTGTTGCGGTTGACCCATCCTATAAAGGATGACCTTTCGTCCATGCGGCGAAGTCATCCCGAACCAAAAAACGTTCGGGGGCTTTGCCGCATTTCTTTTTGATGCCCCAGGGTCTCCGACCAATCACACGGAGACTCAATGGGAAAAGACATTCTTGAATTGCGGGCGGACTGGGAACACAAGGTCCGTTCGGCAGAGGACATTAGCAATCGGGCCGAAAAGGAAGATCGGCTCTTAACCAAGGAAGACGAAAACCATATCAATGGTTTTCTCAAAGAAGCCAAAGACCTTGAGGATGAAATCAAGGCACTTGAGGAGCAAGACGCCCTCAAGAACAAGCTGAAGGGCGAACTGTCTAAGGTTCGTCAACCTGGGGCAAGAGTTACCCCTCCTCAACAGCCCAATGAAACCCCATCGGCGGGCAAGTCTCGCGTTGAGGTCGTTTCGGGTCGCTATTCCACACTCAAGGCGTTCAAGGGGCCGAATGCCGAACTCAACGCCTACGTCTCAGGGCAATGGCTGCGGGCCAATTTCCTGGGTGACTATAAGGCGTCCCGTTGGTGCCGTGAGCATGGATACGATGTTCGCACCATTCACGCGGCCCAGGGCGAAAACGTCAATACGGCGGGTGGAAACCTCGTTCCAGAGGAATTTGCCAACACCATCATTACCCTTCGTGAGACTTACGGTGTGTTTCGTCGGGAATGCAAAGTAACCCCGATGGGACGCGACCTGATGCACATTCCGCGTCGTGCGGGCGGCTTGACGGCATACTGGGTTGCGGAAAACCCCGCCACAGGCATTACCGAGTCTGACAAGGTTTGGGATCAGGTCCAGTTGATTGCCAAGAAATTGGGAATCTTGACCCTGATGTCTACGGAAATCGCAGAGGATGCGATTATCAACCTCGCGGACGACATCGCGGACGAAATGGCCTATACGTTCGCCAAGACTGAGGATACGGCGGGCTTCTCTGGTGATGGAACCTCGACCTACGGGGGAATCACAGGCGTCCTGACCAAGTTCAACAACAACACTTCTTATAAGGGGGCGGTTGCGGCTGCCTCTGGACATAACAAGTTCAGCGATTTTACTTATACCGACGTTACCAGCATGATGGCGGCTCTGCCGCAGTATGCTCATGAGGGAGCGAAGTTCTACTGTTCGCAAGCCTTCTTTGACGCGACCTTCAGCCGATTGGCGGTGACGGCTGGCGGTAACACCAACCAGACGGTGACGGGTGAATACAAGCCCTCCTTCAGCGGTTATGAAATCGTAACCTCACAGGTGTTTCCGCTTGACCCGACCGTCAGCAACGCCAGCAAGGCGGTTTGTTTGTTCGGTCGCCTCGATAAAGCAGCCCTGATGGGTGAGCGTCGGGGCATTCAGGTGATGCGATCCGATGACCGTTACTTTGAGCTTGACCAAATCGGCCTCAAGGCGACGGAGCGAATTGACATCAACGTTCACGACGTTGGAGACACCAGCGGGGCTGGCCCAATCGTGGCTTTGATGGGCACGACCTGATAGCGGCTGACGAATTAACCCCCTGCCTCAATTTTCGAGGCAGGGTTCTCATACAAAGGAACTCATTGAAATATGATTCATGCTCAAAATGGTCAGGATAAAGTTTTAATCAGCCCTGCGGCTTTGACGGCGGGGGCTTCGAGCACGGCCAACCTGGACTGTGCAGGGGCCGATTATGCGACGGTGCGAGCCCTCGTCACTTTGGGGACAACGGCAACGATTGCCTCTAGCGACGGAACTACGGTTCAGTTGCTTTCCAGCGATGACACCAACGTTAGCAATTTCGCGACGGTCAAGAGCTTCACAGGGATCAAAAATTCCAGTGAGGTCTTATTCCAAATCGACACGCGAGCCCAAAAGCGTTACTTGCGATTGTCGATGCAGACGGGAACCAGCGGCGTCACAAACGAAGCGGGAACCGTTGCAGCAGTCGGAACATTGACGCGGCAAGAACAGACCCCACACGCGGCCAGCGGCGAAGTGACTGGGGCCAACGATCAAGTTTATATCGGATAATGGATTCCGCCATAGGGACCATGAGACTGGGCAACTGGTCTTGTGGTCCCACTTTGGCGGTTTCGTGTTTTCTATGGCGGGGGACAATTGGATGAAATCAAAATCGCGGCGGTGATGTCTTTACCTCGCGTTGGTTGGAACGATTCTTGGGGCTTTGCATTCGATGCGTTCTTGCCCTTTCGCATTCCCTTATTCACGCGGTCTCAGGCATTCTGGGGCCATGCCCTGCAATCACTGATCGAGGATCGGGTTGAGGCAGGCTGCGATTGGGTGATTACACTCGACTATGACAGCCTGTTTACGAAGTGGGACGTTGACGCCCTGATCGGTCGCGTGATTGCCCATCCCGAAATTGACGCTGTGGCGGCTCTGCAATGTCGGCGGGGATCGGACGAAACTCCCTTGATGGGAATTTGCGGGGCGACCCAGGTTGAGTTTGGCAACGAACCTGTTCCCTGTGATACGGCCCATTTCGGGCTGACCTTCCTTCGCTGTGATGCCCTCAGAAAATTTCCGAAGCCTTGGTTCCAACAGGTTCCCGACAAGGACGGCGGTTGGCGGGGCGATGACAGGACCGATTGCGATATTTGGTTCTGGCGGAAATGGAAGGAGGCGGGGTTCACAACCTTTGTCGATCCGAACGTTTCCATTGGTCATTTGCAGTTGATGGTTTCAGAGTTCGGCCCCGACCGCAAGCCTCGTCACGTTCACGTTGACGACTGGCGGAAGGAGGCGAATGCCCGCAAGCAATGACACGATTTCCAAGGCAAATGCAGGCAAGACAAGACGCGGCGTTCTGTACGTAGTTTGGCCTGGGCCTAATGTCGAACGGCTCTTAGAGCGGTCGATTGCCTCAGTCCAAAAGATTCATCCTGAACTTCCCATCCACATCCAGCGGCTGCCAGAGGGTTCAACCCTCTTGGACAAAGCCCGCATGTACGATTTCACGCCCTTTCGGGAAACCCTCTTTTTAGATGCCGATACGGTCATCCTAGAACGGTTGGACTTTGGTTTTGACCAAGCCAACCGTTTTGGATTGGCCTGTTGTATCTGTGAATGCCCCTGGGCCAGACGGTTTACCAGCCTCAAGGGGCTGGGCGACCTCATTGAATACAACACAGGCGTTCTGTTTTTCTCTCACATCACAAAACGATTGTTTGATCGATGGGCCAGCATCGCCAAGAACCTGGATTCCCGTTTGTCATTTCTCAGGGGGGATCAAATCTGTGTGATGTCTGAAAACGATCAAGCCTCGTTCGCCGAAGCCCTAAGAACCGATTTTTATAACCCCTATGTGTTGCCTCTCAACTGGAACTTTCGCCCGACATGGCAACGGCTCTGGTTCGGCGATGTCAAAATTTGGCATGACTACGCGGACCCCCTGCCTGGGTTTCTCCAATGGAACAAAGAGCAGTCCCAGGCTGATGCCCTGATCCAATTCGCCAAAGTGCCATGACAAGCTCTATTAGTAGAAAGCAATTAGCAAGGTAAAATGTATGGCTGTGCAAGCAAGAGTGAAGTTAGCTTATTCGCGGTATAACGTCGGGGATGTTATCCCTGAAATGCCCGCGATGTTGTTCGAGTATCTCAATGGACGCGGTTTTGTTGAGTCGTTTAACCCAGGGGGGGAGGTGATCCAATCTGAGGGGCCAATCGCAAAACCCAAACAGAAGAGCAGAAAGAAACAATCCACGACATGACGGACAGGGCCAATTATTCGTCCCTCACAGGGGCGTTACCTTATGGGGATCGAACCCGCTATCCAGGACAGGAAATTCATTCGCAACTCGTCCTCAAGACGGGTCCAGCGGTTGAGCCTGTCAGCCTGCCCATCGTCAAGAAATGGTTGATTGTCGAAAGCAACGATGACGACGAACTGTTGACGACCCTGATTACCGAGGCACGCGAAACGGTTGAGGGTTGGCTCGAACGGGCGTTGGTAACGCAAACCTGGACGCTGTGGCTGGACGCCCTGCCCTTTGAGATCGAGCTTCGCAAACCGCCGATCCAGACCGTCAATTCCATCAAATACATCGATGTCAACGATGGCAGCCTCCAGACCGTTGACCCATCGGTCTATCAAGTAGACATCCAAACCGAACCTGGGCGGGTGCGTCCCGCCTATTTGCAAATCTGGCCCATCTATCGGTCAATTCCAAACTGCATCCAGGTTGAGTTTGTGGCGGGCTACGGCGATGACGGCTCGGCCGTCCCTGCCACGATTCGGCAAGCCATCACCAGACTGGTGGCGGTGCGTTATCGCAACCGTGAGGTCATGACGATTGGCCCCAGTGAGGCGGAAAATGAAATCAAAAACAAGGTCAGGCGGTTTGGTTGGGGTTGCTTCTAATGGGCCAGACGGTGAAACCTCTGGCGGCGGGCGACCTCAGATTCCCGATCACGGTTGAGCAGCCCCGCAAGGCAACCCCGCCCGACACAGACGGACATATCGACGGGACCGACCCAGACAACTGGACGGAGTTTTGTTGCAGACGGGCCAAGGTCCAGGCGATTGGGGCCAGAGAAGTTCTGAACCCCGATGGATCGGTCTTGATTGCTCTGACGACCTATGAAATGCGGGTCCGTTATGACTCTGTGACCAAGGACATCAAAAAGACGATGCGGGTCCGTTGGGAAGGCAAAATCATCAACCTGGAGACGGCCTACGACCCCGACATGACCAAACGGCAAATCCTCATGACAGGGGTTGAGGAGGAAAGCACAGAACAGGACGGCGACTAATGGCAGGGCGATTAGCACCAAGACGCAACCAAACCCAAGCCCTATTCCAGATTACGGGGGACAAACGGTTGTTGCGAAGGATGCAGAAAATCCAAAAAGCGGTCCAAAACAAGATTGCGGCAAAGGCGATCAACAAGATGCTGAGGGTGGTTGCTAACGCTCAAAAGGCTGCGGCACCTGACCCGATCACAAAAAAATCAATCGGCATTCGGGCGGGCAAATCTCGAAAGACAGGGGAAGAGTTCGCCAAGGCGGGCATCAATGTTGGAAAGAGTCCCCAGGGGAGGCTTAATGCCAAAGGCAAGATTCGACGTGGCAGCGTCCAACAGCCCGTCGCCCATTTGCTCACGATGGGCACAAAGCCCCGATACACAGGATACACAACCAGAGCCAAAGGACAGCGTGGCATACGAGTCTCGACAGGCAACGTCAAACGATACACAGGCATGATGAGACAACATCTGTTCTTGAAAAAGGCATCGGCGGCCGCGTTTCCAGGTGCGATTGCGGTAGGACGGCAAACCGCCTGGAACGAAATAACAAAGGTCTTATGATTAGTGATTTGGCGACCCTAATAAGGGATCAGGAATTTACAGGACTCAAAGGGATTTATGTGCGGCGGGCCGATATGACCTCGCCCAAACCCTATGCGGTCGTCTCACGGTTTGGCGGCGACCGTAACGCGGACCTCTCAGGGAATGACGCAAGCCTCTTATTTACCGATGTACAGGTGGAAGTTTACAGTTCTAAGCCTAATACCGACATCGCGATTGCAGAGCTTATAGTTGTATTCTTAGAACAATCCATCGGTGTTACAATGGGAACGCGGACGCTGTTTGGCTGTACGGTCGATGAGCCAGAGGACTTCGATAATGCCCCTCTGGACGGGTCCGACGATTGGAATGGCGGGACCAAATTCATTGTTCATTGCGAACATAACTGAAGCATAGGGCAGGCTGTGATTAGCTAACTCGGCCTGTGCATCGCAGACCTTTCTTGGGGGTTGCTACGGCGACCCCTTTTTTATTTGAGAAAGGTTTGGATGTCTAAACTTAGTTGCATTGGAACCGTCCTCCAACAAAAGATTTCGGGGACGTATACGGCGGTCGCCCAGGTTATCAGCATTTCTTCGAGTGGTCGGGGGGATGAAACCTTTGATGCGACCTGCCTCGATTCGGCTGCGGATAACAATAGTGTTGTCTGGAAAGAGAAAGCCAATACGGGGGCTGTCGAGCCTGGAAAAGTGTCTTTTGAGCTTTTCTTAGACCCGACCTTGAGCGGCCATCAAGCGATTGCTGGGCAACTCGGTCAGGGGAATACCGATTGGAAGGTCATTTACGCCAATACCGAAGGGGTCTCAGACCTCTTTACGTCTGCGGGCATTCAATACGGCGTTGATGTGAAAATGGGTGACGGTCTCAAGATGTCCGTTGATTTGGACCTCACAGGAGCGGTCACACAGTTTTAAGTCAAATAGAAAGGCGGAACTATGAAAGCGAAATTGTATTGGGACAGTTACGGAGACGGTCCAGACGGGCCTAATTCGTTGCAACGAGCGGGAACGATTGTTGAGGGCAAAGAATGTTGGATGCTTGTCCGTAATGGACATGCGGCCCCCGCCGACGAGGAATGTCGGGCGAAAGCCAACATGAGTCCCGATCAACTAGAGGAAGCCAAGGAGCACTATCACAAATTGGCAATGGGACGCGGAACAGGGATCAAAAAATTTGATGCCCCTGACACAGACCAAGGAAGGGAATCACTGGCCGATGAGCATGAAGAGGGATGATTTTTTCCGCAAGCGGGAACGGGTCATCAAGGACGTTGATATTGGACTGGGCGGAACGGTTCGCGTTCGTTCAATGACGGCAGGAGAAAGAGCAAGGCTTGAGGCTTCGCGGCTCGACAAGGAAGGCAATTTGATCCCCAATCGGGTCAGAACATTCCGCGAACGGTTGGCGGTCGCAACGGTCGTCGATGAGGAAGGCGAATTGATGTTCACAGAGGGGGATATTGAACGCCTCTCGGAACTGCCCGCCGAAAGCCTGGACAAACTTGCGGACGCGGCAATGGAACTGGCGGGCATGAAAGAGTCCAGCAGACGTTTGGAAGATTTGGCGGGAAACTCCGTTACGCTGACAGTCTCAGATGGGCCATCCGATACATCTGCATCCCAGCAGGACGGTTTGACTGGCAGCGTTACCTCGATGAAATAACCTGCGATGAGTTCGACACATTACGGGCCTTATGGATGATCGATCCTTGGGGCGACGAACGGACGGACATGAGATTTCGGGCGGAAATGTGGTGTCAACATTTGGCCGTCTTGGGGGAAAAGCCCCCAGAGGAAATGTTGTATTACCTGGGTCAAACCAATCCCAAAGATGTTGAGGAGACTAAGGATCGGGTTCGGTCAATCTTAGGAGCAAAACAAACGCATGGCAGCAATGGGCGACTTGGTAGCGGGGATCAAACTTCAGTCAGCCCCCTTTCTGGCGGGCATGAAACAGGTCCAGAGCCAAACCTCGTCATTCGTTAGTAACATTCTGAAAATTGCGGCCCCCATCGGGCTGGCGTTCGGCTTCGAGCACGTCCTTTCGGCGGCGGGGGAACAAATCAGAGCAGAGAAAAAGCTCGATAGCGTTCTCAGGTCCACAGGCAACGCGGCGGGGCTGTCCTCTAAGGAAATCAAGGACTACGCGGCGGAACTGCAAAAGGCGACCAATTTCTCAGACGAGCAAACCATCGCGGGGGCGTCGGTCCTTGCGACCTTCACGCAAATCAAAGGCGTGAACTTCAAGGAAGCCATCGCGTCGGCTCAAGACCTGTCCACCATCATGGGGCAAGACCTTCAATCCTCTGTCGTGCAAATCGGCAAGGCGTTGAACGATCCGATCAAAGGCGTCACGGCTCTTCGTCGTGTCGGCGTTTCGTTCACACAGCAGCAGCTTGCCCAAATCAAGGCGATGACTCAGGCGGGCAATGTCGCAGGAGCCCAAAAACTCATTCTCAAAGAGTTGCAAACGGAATTTGGCGGGGCGGCAAAGGCTCTAGCTTCGCCGATCACACAAGCCAAGAACATGGCGAACGACCTCGCCGAAAACCTGGGAATGGTTCTTGGCCCAGCCCTCAAAGAAATCGCGGGGGGGTTTTCCGACCTGATCGGCCCAACCGCAGAAGGACGGGAATCGTTCAAGGTGTTTGGCTCGATGTTGGCGGAACTGGCAAAGTTCTTGCGGCCATTTCCTGGGGCAGTTCTTGGACCTCTGGGAACAGGATTCTTAGAGACGGCCCAGTTGGTCGAGGGCGTGTTTCGCGGAGCATCGGTGTCAGTCCAGGACTTCTGCAACATAGCGGTCAAAGGACTGTATGACATTCATTTGAGCCTGACCAATCTGGTTCCCCAGATTCAAGGTCCAGTTGAGCAAATGGGCAAAAACATCGCCTCGATGTGGGCGGGGATTTCAACCATCTTCAACAAAACGCCTCTGTTGGACAAGCTCGACGAATTTGAGACACGATTCGGCAGACGAGCAGACCTTGGAAACAAAAAGGACTTGGCGGCGGCTGGTTTCTCAGACAAGGAAACCAGCACGATGTTGGCCTCCGCAAAGAAGGGGGGCAACTGGACTACGATTCTCAGTCGGGCGACCGATCAATTGAGCGGCGGTGTTGGTGATGAGTTCTCCAAAGCATTTACCGACATGGACAAGAACATAGAGGACGGCCTGAAGGATTCTGGGGGAATGAGAAACCTGATCCAACAACAGCGAAAGAGGATCGGGGACAACGTAGCAGCGGCGTTGGCAAAACTGCCAACATCGGTCTTCGCTCCAAAGAGCGGCAAAGAGATTCCAGGAATGAAAAATCCCAGCCTCAACCCGCCCATGACGGACACCAAAAAGAAACAAGAACATCAAGAGAAATTGACGGCGGAGCTTCGCGGTAGCAAGGAAGACCTGTCTTCCATCGTGGAGCGATTGACAGGTCACGGCAAAGGTCAGCAACAGCAGCAGATTGCAAAAGCGACTCAACAGACCGCTCAACAATCGGTTCAACAGACAAAGATTTTGACAAAGATTCAGGAGGAGCTTGAAGAAGACGAAGTGTTTGACCTCCTTGCGGGGGTGTAATTGTCGGTAGTCAGTTGTAAGGAGAGATGGAAGAACAGAGCAGGTAAGTTCACGTTCAGTTTTGAGCCGAATGATTCCTCGCAACGCTTCTTTTTGGTCAAGACGGACAACAAGACGGATGATGACGTTGTTGTCGCGGCCTGGCTCAAAACCAACGGCTTCGCGTTAGGCGGTTCGCATCCAAGCAGCGTAATTCTGACGCTGCGGGATTTGGCCGTTGAGCAGTCGCCTGATGCGAACAGTCCGTTCTACTGGGACGTCACGGCGTCCTACTCGGACGAACCTCTCAAGCCTCCACAGGACGCGAACCCTCTCAACCGAGCGGCCCGAATTCGAATGCGGTCGGTTCGGTTCAATCGGCCGATCATCAAGGATCGCAACGGCAACCCTATCGCCAATTCGGCGAATGAGTTGTTCCCTCCTTTGGAGGTCGAGAACTCGCATTGGTCGTTCGAGGTCGAAAAAAACTATCCCTACCAATCGGTTCCATCTTGGGTGTTAACAGCCAATGATGCCATCAATTCCGATCCATTCACAATCTCGCAACTTGGTCTGACGATTGACACCAATTGCGGCAAGATTTCAGAGCTTGACCTCTCGGATATTCAGTCGGAACAGGTTGGCAACTCGACCGTTTACTATCGAACGCTACGGTTTGTGATCGATTTCCAACAACAAGGTTTTCAGATCGAGGTTGCTGACAGAGGCTACACGCAACTCAAAAAGGAAGGCGACGGTTTACCTGATTTCATCGCGGATGGAGCCCCATGCGTCATCAATGTCAAGGACTCGATTGGAGCCTTGGTTAAGCCCACAGAGCCTGTTTATCTGGACGGATCGGGAGGGGTTCTGCCGCAGTCGCAGATTGATAATCTCAATTTTCAATATCTCACTTTCGACGTTTATCCAGAGATGGATTTCTCTGTCTTGCCTTTGGCTTAATTATGGCGAACGAACAGCAAAAAAGCGGAAAGATCACAGAGAACTCGGCGAGAGAACTTTCGCAGGTTGTGAAATGGTATCGCTCTTTGCCAAAGGGCACGGTTGGCGTTCCAAAACAACCTTCCAAGGCTGCCACAAAAGGCGGACCTTGGCTCGGTGTGACTCAACAAGACATACCATCAGGATCATCGGGCAACGTTAACTATTGGTCGGGGACCAAAGGTTCCGAGACCGATTCAGGTGTCACGGTGTCTGTTTATTCTCGCAACGTCACAGTTAAAAATGCGACGTTCATCGTCTTTGATTATCTGGACGCGGGCTTAGAGATTATCCTGCCCACAACGGGCATTTCCCAAAATCCAGCCTATGGCAGTGGGATTTGTCCTTGCTCCTGCATCACAGGCGAGTCAGCAACCTATTGGCAAATCACGGCTCAATATCAACCTGTGGTTGGTCTCAACTGGCCTTTGCAGAATTGCTGCGGATCGTCGGACACGCCCCATGACGTTCTGTTTCCTCTGAGTTCGGGTGTGTGGCAATCCAACCCGTTCGCCTGTAAAGCCAAGGACAACACAGTTCAACAGGTTCGCTGGAATCTGGCGAGCGATGAAAGCGGATTTCTCAACCTCACTCTGACGGTTGGGACGGGCAGCAATCAAACCCAGGTCCAATATCGGGTCAAGGATTATTCGTCGGTTTGCTCCAACACTATCAGCCTGTGGGAACCTCTCAGCGTTCCTGGGGGATCGTCCTGCTTCCTGCCGTGTCAATTATGCCTCATTCCAATTCAGCAGTTCTATTGCTCAATGTGTCCTCAAGGTTCGGTCGTGGCAAATGCCACCTTCACGACGCCTGCCGATTTCACGGCTAGCATGAACAGTCAGACTTACAATCTCGGTGTCTTCGCAACCACAGGGGACAGCCCGCCTGCCCAGACCTCTGGTTGCCAATGGTCTCTCACAGGCGTCCCAGGAGCAAACAACACCAAGGCGAAAATTGTTCTCGATATGAAAGGCAAGGTTGGTGATCCTGCCAGCAACTCGGCGATGACCATCACAATGTCCTTAGGACTGCCTGGGGCGGCTTGGTCCCAGTTCGAGGGCCAACCAACTATTGTGTTCTCGGCTCTGTACGCCAAATGCGACGGCCTGACGACGTTCGCTCCTCTCTCCGCGAGCAACTGGCCGAACATCGCGAACAGCAACCCGACGTTTCCAACAGATTGGAACCTCGCGGTCACAATGGGAATTACGGTGATTCACTAATGGACAGCAAGGGACGCATCACAGAAGGATCAGCCAGAGAACTCGGCAAGCTGGTCAAATGGTATCGAGGACTGCCTCGCAACAAGGCTGGCAAGGCGGTTGCTCCCCAAGTCATCGACGATCATGGACCTTGGCTGGGTGTGGCTCAAGCGGACATCCTCGCGAGGCAGTCTGGTCCTGTCAATTTCTGGACTGGACCCAAAGGTCAGGAGACCGATTCAGGTGTCACAGTCCAGGTCTATTGTCGATTTTCAAATCTTTCGACCGAAGGCGGAATTAACAACGGCGAACAGATTTACTTCTATGCGGTCGATGGCGGTTATGAGGCGTTGCGACAAGATTCCTATGTCACAGTCGGCCCTAATCCACAGACGCCCTGCATAACAAACCGCCAAACTCAAAACGTTTTGGCTTGCGGTCAATGCTCCCCGATTGCGGTTCCTTTGACGACCTGTTCGCAAAAAACCAAAGTAAGTTCAAGTTACGTTTTGACCGATTGGGGCGGCAGCCTAAATCTGACCGACTGTTGTGCTTCCTTTGCAGGTTCCAAAACGGCGTTGAATTATGTGTCAGGTTGTACCTGGGAAACAGCAACGTTTGCCTGTGGGTCTGCGACGGCGACGAAGTGGCAACTTGTGATTGGTGATACTTACACAACTCTAACTTGGCTGATTGACGATAATCATTCGGTACTATATCAAGCACGAACCGATGAGTTCTCATCCGTCTGCGGCGGATCACTAAAGCTCATTTCTCCCAAGACTCCCCAAACCTGTTCGATGCCTTGTTATGTCTGTGTTTTGCCTATTATTGTCAGTAATTACTGCAACAGTTGCACAACCCCGCCTCCGCAGGTGTGGACGGTCTCGTTCAACAACTATAGTCCCGTTGCGGGAACTTATGACGTTCCCGCAATCACGACTCTCCAAGTCAACACGAGTTGTTTTTGGCAATTGGACAATGTCAATGTTGTCAGCAATGATTTTTTGTCAGATATTACAATTACATCAGGCGGCGAAGGACAGATTACAGTGTTTGTCCATCACCATCAATCAGGATCAGGTCAGACAGGCGACCTATTTGACGATCCGCCCAATAGCTTCGGACACGGTCCATTCACCTGCGTCGGAGGCGAAAATGGTATTCCGTGGGCAAATGGTTGGAGTTCCATTTGGCATACTATGTATCCGCAATCGACGGTTAATCTGTCCCCAGGATAAGGAGATGAATGAGTACATTTTGTCAATTTGTGAGAGACGGGGAGACAATCAAATGCCCCATTTGCGGCTGGGCAAAACTGTTTGACGGCGATCCTGCCAAGTATTGGCGGCAATGCGGACCCGACCCCGTCGCATTCGGACAGAGCGGTTGTTGCGGCGGGCAGGCCGCAAACATGGTGGCCCAGGTGATCGGCTCAATCCGACGCTGGGCCAAGTCTGGCTTCGCGATGGCATCCAAAGAGGTCGTCAAAGAACGCACAGCCATTTGCAAAGGTTGTGACAAGCTCAAGGGGCTGCGGTGCGACGAATGCGGCTGCGTCATCGCGGCCAAGGTCAGGCTGGCAACCGAGAAGTGTCCTCTTGCGAAATGGTAGCCTCGGCCCAGCGTCGGAAAATTCCTTTTGCCATTTGGAACGTATTGGGGCAGGTCGTTGCCAAGAACAACCCGCGTTCGGTCTGTTCGCCTGGGCGACGATAGTTGTCCTCTAGGGCGTAATATCCCTCTTTTGTGGCAAAGGTCCGACGCAAAAACTCTGCCCCTTCAGCATGGGGATAACCTGCAATCGTGGCCGATGTGTCGTGAGCCATCAGGCAGCGGGGGCGGCGGCGTTCCAGGCGTCGGACTTCTTCACGCATATAGTCCAAATCATGGCGACCATCGCAGCAAATGAAATCGAACGGAACGAACGAATCCAGGGCGTCCAAACTGGTGGTCTGTTCGATCCTAATTCTGCTTCCCTCTTGAGCCATCTTGAGGACTGGCTCGGTGATGATGGGATCACACAGCGTCAGTCCCTTAAAGGGGCAGTCCTTGTGAGCCTCCATGAACGCTGTGGTTGACGCCCCGTTCGCACATCCGATTTCTAAGGGCAACTCAAAGCCAACGTCAAGGACTTCACGCAAGATGTAGATATGGCGGCGGTCCATTGAGATTACGGGGTTGGCCCAAACCCCAGGATACGGGTCAAACGAGTATTGATTCATGGCCGAGGGTTATATCAGAAACCCGCCAACAAGGGCCAGCCTATCATTTCTTTGTCTTGTGGGATTTCATCCAGGCGGCGACAACCTTTTGTTTGCGGGCGAAAGAATCACGATCAATCTGTATGGTCTCATAAATCCATTCATTACCATTCTTCTTGCCAGTCCATTTCAGGGGGACGCCCCCAACCGTGCTGGCGTTGGCCCCTTGAACATAGATGCAATAATCGGGGGTCGCCCCTACTGTCTCAATGCGAATGCTGTTCGCTCTGCGACGGAAGTTAGGGGTAATGTTCTTTGTCTCGAAGGCAACCTGAGTTCCAACCCTGCCATCAACCTGAATACGGACACCATAGGGGGTTTGCTCGTTGGTGACATGGAATTGACCATCCAGGATCGCATACGGCCCCCCGACCTCTGGGGAAGGCAGGCAAATCCTCTCATACCTGTTGAGCTTTCTTAGTTCTTTGCGGTATGACGCGAGGCGGGTGGATCGCCCAGCGTCATATCTCGTTGCCCTCTCAATCTCTGCCTCTGTTCGAGCGATGTTGCTTTTGGTGGCCTTTAACCTCTTTTGCCTCTCAATCTCGGCGACCTCAAATAGCTCGCGTTCGTCGGCGGAAATGTCCTGAATCCGAATGGGTTTGATGATCGGCTTGGCTGGCTTACTTGGGTTCGTTCCCACGGCGGCGAACAGCAACAGGGCAGTCAGCATTTTTGGTCTCCTTGTCTTTGGTTTGGTACGCCCGTTATCGCTCGACCCAACCGCCGAAGCAAGCTCTTTCGGCCCAAAATCGGCTTTTGTCCGCCAACCCCAGCCCCTGAAAACTGGTCGTTTAGCGATCTTTTAACCGTGAGGCTCTGTGCGGCCCCAGGTGCGATGCGACCCCTTGGGATGATCGTTGAGTCACGGATTCTAAAAGGTCTTGTCCTGGATGGAATGCGGCGGTCAGTCTCACGTTGAAAATGCTGGGAAAGATTTTTCCAAAAAAGATATTCGGGACGGTCAATTACAAATGTCAGACTGGCAGCCGTTTGGGGCTTGTATGGCCGATCCACACGCGAGCCCATCAAACTAATGTCATTCTGGCATCTATAAATTAGTATTTGTTAGGGGGTTACGGCGTTAGTCACGTCCAAATTTTACTTGCGACGGTTCTATAGCGGTCGTATACTCTGACTATGAAAGAAACGAACATGACTGACGAACACAAGCAAGTAAAACTCATACGGATCAACGAAACGTTGATGAGCTATATCCGACAACAGGGCCGATTCGGGGAATCAGCCAACGACGTATTGTTGAGGCTGTTGGGATTGGATGAGGACAAAGATAAGAAGGGGGATAAGGAATGAGAACGACTAAAGGAAGGGCGAATAAGGTGGATAAGGTAGCGGGAACGTGGCAACGCGAGAAGGCAGACCTTGCTAATGTAGTTGCGAAAGCAATCAAGCGGTGCAAAACCTCCGAAGCCAACCTCCATGACTAACATCTACGATGTTGGCCTCCGCAAAGAAGGGGGGCGGTCCTGGACCGTGGGCGATTGCGGTCGAAGATTACCCCATGCTGTTCCATCAGGAAGGCACGATGGATAACCCCATACAACAGAGCATTGACGCGGGGTTATGTGCGGACAAAAAGGAACACGCCCGCATTGTGGGGTCAAGTATGGCGGCGTCAGACCGCGACGGGGCAGTCAGGGTCGTTCGCGATCCAGAGGACGGGGGTGTCAAGGTCTACAACCACATCGACCAAGAAATGCGGCTCAACGAAGAGCAAGCTATCGGGCTGTATCAAGCTCTGGCAAAAGCCTTCGGCCTGGACTATCAGGACAACTGCCCTGTGTGCGGAACCTTGATGGAGTTCGATGGGACTTGCTCTGAATGTGCCTTTGATGAAGAAGAGGAGAATGAGGACGACTAAAGGTAGTGGGAAGATGCAGAACATCAACATGGGTAGTGGGAAACGTGTCCGTCTTCTTGTTGCGACCTGTGCGGGGTGTCGGCGACCCATCAGGGTCAAGGTCACAGACAGACATAAGGACAAATACTGCCGCGACTGTGCGGCGTATGGGATGATCGGCTTTGTTTCACGGATGAAGAAGAAAGGTTGGATGAAATGAGACGTTGGAAAGAACTGTTAGGCAAGGCGGACTGCCTGAATGGGCAGTCCAACGGAATAGCGTATGACCGTATCAAGCTCTTGGTTGAGATTTATAACGACCTGGACTATCGGTCAGACATGGCGGCACAGTATCAGGTAGACGCGGCCAGTGATGACCAATTAGTCGCCCTCTTGGACGAACGATTGGCAAACGACCTGGGGGCGTTCTGGGACCAACCCTTCCATGAGGGGCGGGCGATGTTAGACCTGTTCCCAGAGCGGTCAACCTGGGTGTCTGGCAAGATTCGTGACCTTCACGCCCAAATGTTGGAAAAGGCGACAGAGACCGACAGAACAGAGACTCGCAACCGCCCGCACTACAAAGCAGAGACCGCGAAACTCAAAGATGAGAATGCGGAACTGAGGGATAAGGTCAAGGTCATTGAGACCCAGACCGCTAAGGTGGAAAGCGAAATTGAGACCTTGCGGCGTGAGAATGTCGAACTGCGGTCAGAGAATGAGGTATTGAGGATCAAGGTCGATCAGTTGACGGTTGACCTGAGCGAAGCAAGAGCAGCTATCAGAGGACTTCGCAGCATCCCTGCGGGGGTCTAACAAACTACCTTTGGGCTAACCCACTAGCCCAAGGCGAGAAGAGCTAGGGACTTCGCGAGCCCTGTAGCACTCGCCAAACCTTTCCCTTTTGGGGTCGGTATTGGGACAGCCACATGGAATCCGTTGCGACTGACCCCAATCGGGGAGCGGTATTGGGATAACGGATAACATCATTCTCCTTTGACCCAAATTCTTTAAGGGAGGCTGGCAAGCTGTGAGCTATGAGGTAGTGGGACAACGATGATCTATGAGGTAGTGGGATTTCGATTTCTGGCATATCTAAGGTAGTGGGAATAGTATGCTGGGAACAAAGAAGGAATAGGTTATGGGTAGTGGTACGGCGACCCGAACCGCAAGGTTTGAGATTGATAAGATCGACGGCGACCGTAAGGAAACGGTTGAGCGTTGGTACAACCTCTGTCAGCAAAGCCAAGAGGCGGTCAACGCGATTTGGCGGCAATGGCTCTGCTATCATGTCCGCCACAACACGGCGTCCAAGCTCAGGGC